TGGGACCCCTCTATAAACTCAGGCCAAACATACTTAACAAAACTTAAAAAATTTTTTGTAATATTTGGACGAGCTTCATCCAATGCTACGCTTCTTTCAAGTTCAATTAGTTTAGCGCTTTCTTCCTGGGTCAAACCCTGTAAATTTTTTGTAATATTTTTTTCTTCTTGCATATCTTCAATATGTTTTCAAAAGTTATACCTTAACCGTCTGAATTAAGCAATAAAGGGTAAGCTTGGGACCCCTTTTTGTTTTAGGGGGTTTTAGGTTTTTAGTTTGCAACTGGGGTGGGCCCGCCCGTGGTACCTCTATGGGGTGGGCCCCGCCCGTTAGGCTAGAAAAATTTTTAGCTATGCAGTTTTTGCATAGGATATTGTGGGATAGGGCATGCACAAAGTGCATGCCTATCTAAGTTGTATTAGTCTAACAATACCATGTACTGTTTCGCAAAATGTCTACGAAACCAATGTAACCCCTTTCTTACTTTATCCCATTTATCAGACGCACCATAACCAAGTTGTGTGTCTTCTTGTGTCGCGTGCCATTCATTAAATAAAATAGTTTGATAAATAGAATTAGCAAACATTGGCAATTCAATAGACTGTTGACTAAATCTATTTGTTGCTCTTGTTTCCGCTGTCTCGTCTCTTGATGTAGCGGAAAGTATTTCAAAAGGTAATTTTATTTTCTTACCTTTGTATTCTACTTCTTTAAGTTTAATTGCTTTGTTTGTCATTTTATCCTTTCTGTTATTTATATATCTTACATTATCCTACAATTAAGTCAACCCTTAATTATTGTTTTATATGTTTGTCCTTTTCTCCAACCCATCTCATAAGTATTTGTTACAATTTTAACGGGTGTTTCCTTTGGTTGTTTAACTGGATATGTATCCGCAATTTGTTGTGCAAATTTATTTAAGAATTGAAACAAACAATTATTATCCGATACAAAATAAAAGACCAAGAATTATGAAACAAAAATATTTCACAGTCTTTTGTAAATCTCTAATTTGAGATCGATTAGATAGTGCAATAGTAGAAATGCTTTCAACATATTTTAACATTTTATTATTTACCTTATCTTGATGATTATCTTGTTGTAGATTTAAGTCTGTCATGCAACCGCCTTGATTGTCATAAGTTCAGTTGCCATCCTCCAACCATCTGCGTCCATATCCCAATAGATAAAACAAACTTTTCCATTATTGGAAACGAATGCTTTTCCAGTTGTCATAACGTCATCAGGTTTTGTCCATCTGCCATTTCTTGTTATGAACTTTTGATGTTTTTTTGCCCAGTAAGTTATAATAAACTTTTCAGGGATTTGTTTTAGTGTTGTGTTAGTTGTCGTCATTTTTTCCTTTCTGTTATTGTTATGGGATATCTTACAATATCCCATAACTAAAGTCTATACTATATGCGTCCAAATTGGGTTTAATTTACCGCTTGGTTTTGCTGTTCGTATAATAACCTTTCTGCTATTTTTTCTGCTTTGGTTTTTACTTTCTTGTTTTTCATTCCTTTAATCCTATCTGCTAAATTTTTAGGATTATAGATAGTTAGTCCTGTACTATTAGTTCTAACAATTTCTGCGTCAGTAAGATTTAAACCAAGTTCAGTCGATAACTCAATCGCTTCATCAAGATATTTATAACCTTTTAGACCAAGTTTAATTTCTTTCATTTGATCTAAAATAGATTTAATCCAGTTATGATGTGCCATGACAAATTTTTGTTTTTGGTTTTTCCAATCAATCAAAAACATATATTCATCTTGATTACAAGCAATAGACCTATCTCTACAATAATCTCTACCAATTAAATCTAACTGGTATTTATCATTCCATTGTTTGCCATAACCTTTATCTTTATTGCCAAGATAGTCATTGTTGTTTTCAACATATTTTGTTTTATGTGGATTACTGTCTTTTCCATCTTGTTCAATTAAAATATCAGGATTGCAATCTTCCTGTGCTTTTAATTCATCACGAAACAAAGCATAACCATAGCCATTGTCATCACGACTGTAAGATGAATTGTTATCAACATCAATACTACCATTTAATTTAAAATCAAAATGGCTTTCTATATTTGCGTCAACAATACTAACATTATTGTCGTAATCTTTTTCTTCTTTTTTACCCATGTAGTGAAAGTGAAAACAGCTATCTTTTGCAATCGTACTTACATTTTCAAATTTATTTTGTAAGTAATATGCTTTCTCAACATCATCTTCTGTATAATGTCGTCTAACTATTTTTTCCGCCATCTTCCATGCGTTGTCGTTTATGTCAATCTGATTTGCTTTCAGTTCGTCATATTTTTGTTTTTCAACAGTATCTTCTTGTTCAAGATGAACACGCATTCTATTTGCAATCTTGTTCCGATACTCTTGATTAAGTCTTATTCTGCTCATAATGTTTTTCCTTTCTGTTTTTTTATTATTTGCATAAAAATTAATTTATACTATTGACTTTTATTGTCAAGGGATTATATAAGATATTATATTAATTTATAAAAACTTTAATATCAATTAAAGCAAACTTGCGGTTGGCAGTACAAAAACGCAACCGCAAGTTGCATGAAAGGAATTACATAATTAGTTTAGAATGATTCTAAACTAGATGGGACATGAGTTTGCAAGCTGTTGTCTAAACCAGTCTGCAAGCGCTGATCCCTGGTCCTGTTGGGCAGAAACACTTGACCTAGCAGACAGGACCTGGGATCAGCTAAAAAAATTCCATTCTGTTAGGAATAGTTTGGGCCCATGACGTTATATACGCAGAAGAGTTTGGGCTCAAGCTTTATTGGGGTGGGCCCGCCCAAAAAATTGCAAGCTTAATATATACCACCATCCCCAGCCACCGTCCAAGTGTATAGGATATTCTGAGATATGTCAAGAAGTTTATTTGCATAAAGTAAAATAAATTTGTTGCATGTAGCAGGGATCTGGGATATAATGGGACTAACAGAAAGGACAAAAATGAAAATAAAAATAAATGTTGAATGGAGAAAAAAAGACGAGCCAGAATTTTCTCCTGAAGAAACAGTGAGAACAGCGCTCAAGGCTGCAGGTTATACTGTTGGCCATATCTCGGTCCAGGGCGTCTGGGACGAGGACAAACCAGCGCGGCCTCAGGGCCCTTGGGACGGAAACAGGCTGCCTCACGAAATGGTAGTTTTTACCGGTGCAAAATAAATTTAATATTCAGGGCCCGCAAGGGCCCTGGAAAAAAACAAACGCAAAAGCCGGGGCCACTAGTATAAAAATACTAGTGAACCACTGGCGCTGGCTTGAAGCAAATGGTTACAAGCAAGAGGCCGCAAGCTGCAAGCAACAGGTTGCAAGCTTGACAAGAAAAGAATATAATAATATAAGATTTTATAGGAGGAAATTATGTTAAAGAAAGAAGCAAGAAAAATTACTGGAGGCTTAAGCAAGCCCAGCAAGATGCCTGGACCTGCTTACAACTTGCCCGCATGGGAATGCAAAACCGGCGCTAAGCTGGTGAAGGTCCCTGGCAGCGTGTGCGCAGGTTGTTATGCCCTGAAGGGTCGGTATAGATTTAAAAATGTAAAGGACGCATTGTCCAGAAGGCTGCAAGCCTTGAAGGACCCGCGCTGGGTGGACGCAATGGTAACGCTCGTATCTGGGGAGGCCTGGTTCAGGTGGCATGACTCAGGAGACCTGCAAGGACCCGAGCACCTACAACTAATTTTTGAAGTGTGCAAGCGCACACCAGGGACCAGACACTGGCTGCCAACGCGCGAAGCTCAGTTCTTAAAGGACCTGGACCCAGCCACAGTTCCGCCAAATTTAATTATTAGAATGTCATCACATATGATCAACCAGGGACCAGTGAAGCAATGGCCGTGGACATCCACAGTCACCAGCTCAACAGACTACAGCTGCCCGGCCTCGAAGCAAGACAACGAGTGCAAGGATTGCAGGGCCTGCTGGGACCGGTCAACACCTAATGTAAGTTACCATAAGCACTAGTCATGGTTTTTAGATCCCCGAAATATTATGCAGAGTTACGGAAGTACCGTAGAGAGAAAGAGCTCAAGCTGCAAGCGCGCAAGCTTACAAGCTCTCAAGCAGACGGACCGAGTCCGCAAGCCCGCAAGCCAAGGGCTCAAGCTTCAAGCCAAAGTTCTGAAGAGCCAGTATCCCAGAACCAGGGTACAAGCGAACCTTCCCCTTGTCCGGGGTACAAGCAACAAGAATAAATGTATTCAAATTATGTTTCACATGAAAGCTAATTTGGTGGG